CTACGAGGTGGAGCAAACTTCGTGGTCTGTGGACCCGAGGTTGCTAACATCCTTGAGTTCACCGCTGGATTCCGCGCGAGTGTCACTGCGGATGATGAGACCGGTTCCATTGGAGCCGTGAAGGTTGGTTCACTGACTAAGAAGTTTGACGTCTTGGTCGATCCATACTTCCCACGTTCCTTGGTCCTTGTCGGTCGTCGTGGAAGCTCTTTCCTTGAGAGTGGATATGTATACGCACCTTATGTGCCACTACAGACTACTCCCACTATCTTCGGACCCGAGGACTTCGTGCCACGTAAGGGCGTGATGACTCGTTATGCCAAGAAGATGGTTCGACCTGATATGTACGGTCTGGTTATCGTGCGTGGTCTCCTAGGAGAAGCAGGCGCTACTAGCTAGAATCTAACGTAGTCAAATAAATGTAAAGCCTCCGTCTTTTGACGGGGGCTTTCGTTTGTCTACGACTACTTACAAATGAATCAAAAGATTCATCCCGTCTTTCATGACATGATTATAAATGGTAAAACCAAGGGAGGGTTATAAAAATGGGAACTAAAAGAGTGGGCCTCGCACGAACTGAGGCATTAATTGAGAATTTAAAGAGAGATTTAGCGCTCGGAGGCTCTACGGTCTCAGGAGTAAAAGACAAAATTGTCTCGATTACAGCAGCAACTAGAACGCTTACTGCCGCAGAATCGGGTACCGTTTTTTCGTTTAATAAGGCAGACGGCATTACTGTAACACTGCCAACTGCTGCAGCCGGCTTGACATACAAATTTGTTGTGGGCACTACATTTACTTCTGCTGGTAAAATTAATACAGCAGCCACCGACGAGCTATATGTCGGAGGTTTGATGTTGGTGGATCCAGCTACGGCGACAGACATGAACTTTTTTGCCGCTGACGTTTCTAATGACGATACAATCGACTTAGGAAGCGTCGAACAGGGCTGGCTCGTGGGAGGTACAATCACTTTGGTTGGCTTGTCGAGCACCAGATGGCATGTAGAGGGTACATTACTTGGTGACGCTACTCTAGCAACGCCGTTTGAGTGATATTCAAACTTTAAAATATATCTTTATATTTATCCCCCCCCTCTTCGGAGGGGGTTTTTTTAAAAAACACTCCGGTGTCGAATTTTTTCGCCCCCAAATTTTTGAGATTTTCGTTTTTGCGAAATGGGAACTAATTACTACACTACAAAGGAGTTCCCATGGGAAAGAAAAGAAGGCTGAAATCAGCTAAAGGAAAGTTTAGGGTTAAACACAACACTCACCCGCGTGTCCGACATTTGAACGCTCAAGAGGAAGTTGTCGAGGAAGTTGTGGTAGCAGCGACAACAAAACCAGAAGTCGTGGTGGTAGCTGCAGCACCAAAGCCAGAAGTTGTTTTGCAAGAAGAAAAAGTCGAGGAAACGCCAAAAGCTGCTCCAAAACGCAAACGAACCAAAAAGACGCCCACAAAGCGTCGGAGAGCAAAAAAAACAGTTATTCAAGATGTAACAACATAAAATAAGCTCTTCTCCATAAAGAACCCCCGCTTGCCGGGGGTTTTGTTTTATAAACTACTAATTACTGCGAGGAGAATATTATAGATGCCAACTAATCTCAATCCAAGGTCCGAAACCAGTGCTATCGTTCTAACACAAACTGGCTCAAGTACCGCGGTGGCCGCGGCAGTTCCATTTGGAATATATACAGGATCTGCTGAATTTTTAAACGGCGCATCCGTTCAAGTGGCATATACGTACAAGAAACTGGGTGGAGATGTTGTTGACATAGAATTAACGCCGGCAAACGTCTATGCTGCTTACGAAGAAGCCGTCCTAGAATATTCATATATCCTTAACCTTCATCAAAGTAAAAATATGCTTTCAGACGTCCTGGGGAACGCGACCGGAACATTTGATCATCGTGGAGAAATGGCCCCGGGCACATTATCATCGAGCTTAGAGGGTCAAAAGGTCGCCCTCAAGTATCCAAGATTTCAATTTGAATATGCTAAGAGGATTGGCGATGGAATGTCCGCAGTCGCCGGCTTTGGAGGAACTGTACCTCAGTATTCTGCTTCTTTTAGGCCCACTGCAAATATTCAAGATTATGACTTACAGAACATTATTTCAAGTTCCGCGGCCACGGGAGAAGATGACGCTGGGAACCCAGTTATATTTGAAGGAAAGGTTGAAGGGAAGCGCATTATTGTAACACAAGTGTATTATAAATCACCGCGTGTTATGTGGCGCTTTTATGGTTACTATGGCGGAATTGGCGTCGTTGGCAATTATTCTACTTATGGGCAGTTTGCTGATGATGCGACCTTTGAAATCATCCCTACGTGGCAAAATAAAATGCAGGCCATCATGTATGAGGATTCGCTTTATACGAGAACCTCGCACTATTCCTACGAGATTATCAACAACAATTTAAGGCTCTACCCGGATCCTAGTTATTGGGATTTTGGCGATTTAGATCGAATCTGGATTAGATTCTATGTTGATTCAAATGCGTGGGATCGTGATGATAACTATGAAACTGGCGTGGATGGTATTAATAATGTTAACACACTGCCTTTTGACAATCTTCCGTATGACAGCATTAATTCAATTGGCAAACAGTGGATACGTAAGTATTGCTTAGCGCTGTGCAAAGAAATGTTAGGGCAAATCAGAGGCAAATTTCAAACGCTGCCCATTCCAGGGGAAAGCGTCACTTTAAATTGGTCTGAACTCCTTAGCCAAGCCAAAGACGAGCAAACCGATTTGAAAGACAAACTTATTGAGACGCTAAAGGAGATGGAGTATACTGAACTAGTTAAGCGAGATAGTGAAAGGGCAGAGGCTGCAGCAACAACGTTGAAAAACTCTCCGTTGCCAATTTTTGTGGGGTAATAGATAATGAATGAATGGGAAAAACCAACACTGCCACCGCCCCTATTTTTAGGTGAGAAAGAAAGAGATCTCGTTAAACAAGTTAACAACGAGTTAATTGAAAAAGTAATTGGTCAACAAGTTCTGTATTACCCCATTGATCTAGAAACGACCAACTTTCATGAGCTATACGGGGAAGCTATCAGAAAAACGTTTTTGCCCCCTGTCAGGATTTATGCTTTAGTTGAATTTACAACATTTGAAACAGATTACATGGCTGGTGTAGGAATTGATAAAGTATGGGAAATTAGTGTTCATTTTCACAAAAGAAGACTTGAGGAAGATCAAAATATGTATGTCCGCGAAGGTGATTTTGTTCTCTACGGAGACAATTACTATGAAATAGTTAAGTTATCTTACAATAAGCAGCTGTTTGGACAAATTAACCACATCTTTGAAATTTCAGCTATTTGTAAGAGAGCGCGGAAGGGACTATTTGATGCTACCTAAGAACTTCGATTTTGCGATGCTTCCAACAGGCAAGGATGCTATCACCTTGAAAGAAACAGGAATGTTAGAATCCACGCTTGAAAATATAGATTATGCTATTATGTCTTGGGTCAAGGAAGATTTGTCTATCAGCACCACGACTAATGAAGGCTTTATAAAGACCCCAGTGCTTTGGCAGGTTCCGGAAAGGTCTTTTCAGATTAAAAATAAAAAAGAACTAAGAGACGAATCGGGGGCTTTAAAATTACCGTTGATAAGCGTTGAGCGCACCGGTGTGACGAAAGATCCAAATAGAAAAGGATCATTTCAGGCCAATTTATATTCTGATGAGAAAGACGGTAGAAGCGGCAGAATGGTGATTGCTAAAAAGATTGTTCAGGACAAAACAAGAAATTATGCAGTTGCGGCCGGGACAAGAGGAGACCAAACAGGGGGCACAAAGCAACTTTATTATCCGAGAGTCAATAAAAAAATAGTTATCAAAATGCTTTCAATCCCCATTCCTGTGTATGTGAACATCGATTATAAGATTACTTTAAAATCAGAATACCAGCAACAAATGAATACAATGGTGTCGCCATTTATTGGTCGAACAGGGCAAATTAATGCGTTTACCATGAGAAGAAATGGTCATTTATATGAAGGGTTTATAGACCAGAGCTTCACGCAATCCAATAATGTAAATGATCTTGGTGAGGAGATGAGAATGTACACTTCCGAAATCACTATTAAGGTGTTAGGGTATCTTATTGGTGAGGGTGAAAGCGATGATCGACCCCTCGTTCGAATACACGAAAATGTTGTTGAGATAACTTTTCCCAACGAAGAGGCAGTTCCTGAAGGTAACGAGACTTTTTTTCTTTAGTTCAGGAACTCCTTTTGAGATTGAAAATACTATTTAATTAACGATTGCACTACATTTATGCACATTTCGATAAGAGGAACACAGTATGTCAGTGAAAAGTTTTAAATTCGTATCTCCTGGGATATTTATCAATGAAATTGATGATTCTTTCATCCCCAAATCAGCAGAAGCCATTGGCCCTGTCGTAGTCGGACGTTCACGTCGCGGCCTAGCGATGCAGCCTGTCTCGGTCCAATCTTATTCGGACTTTGTGGAAATGTTTGGAGACACTGCCCCCGGTTTTGGT